GGCGCATTGAATGGCTGGATGACACGGAGATCGAGCCGAAGGACGGCAATGGTCCGACTTTCGCGGCTCCCGTTCCCCAGGCGACCCCTCCCTCCAACCCCAAACCTGAAAAGGACCCTGTCGTGACCAAATCGACCGAAGCGGAATTCGCGGATCGCGAGGCCAAACTGAAGGATCGCGAAGCCAAGCTGGCTGAGCGTGAAAAGAATGCTGCTCATGATGACAACGTGTCGTTTGCGGAAAACCTGATCGAGGCGGGAAAACTGATCCCGGCCTGCAAGGCTGACCTGGTTGCCGTTCTGGATGCCATGCCCGCCGACCAGTCTGTCAGCTTTTCTGAGGGCGGTGACGATGTTGCCCTGGGTGATGCTGTTCGCAAAATCTTCGAAGAGCAGCCCGAGGTGGTCAGCTATGGCGCGCTGGATCTGCCTGATGGTCCCGCTGGTGGCGGTGCGCCGGCCTCTTTTGCCGCCGACGGCAAACCTGTCGATCCCGACAGTCTGAAAATCCACAACCAGGCGCTGGCCTATCAGCGCAAGAACCCCGGCACCTCTTACGGGGCCGCCATTGACGCCTTGAGCTGATCGGAGATTTCCATGCTGCGCACCTATCATTCCGTTCTGACCCTGACCGCCACCATGACGGCCACCTGCAATGCTGGTGACCTGGTTGATTTCGACAATGCCCCGATCACCGCTGCTGATCAGCCGGTCAAGGGGATCGCTCAGGTTCCCGCCACCGAGGTTGGCCTGGACATTGGCCTGACCGCGATCGGCTTCGAAACCGTGACCGCCGTGGGGGCTATCGCCGCAGGGGATCAACTGGTCTCTGCGAATGGCGGCGTCTCCGCTGCCGGGGTCGACCCCAACAACGTCTTTGCCACCGCCCTGACCGCCGCCGCTGACGGCGAGCTGGTCCAAATCCTGATCCGCTAAGGAGTTCTGACATGAACCAACCCGTCAATCAGCGCACCGCAGGTGTCGTGGACCCGATCCTGTCCACCCATGCTCGCGGCTATCGCAATCTGGAATTTATCAGCCATCTGCTGTTTCCGCGTGTCACCGTGCCGACCCGCTCGATGCGCGTTCTCAAGTTCGGCAAGGAATCCTTCCGCATGTTGAACACCCGTCGCGCGCCCGGTGCGGACAAGAAGCGCGTTCAGTATGGCTATGCTTCCGATCCTGTCTCCCTGGTGCAGGACGCCCTGGAAGGTTTGGTTCCGATCGAGCACCAGGAAGAAGCTGCCCAAATTCCGGGCATCGACCTGGGTCGTGGGGCCGTGAACATGGTGTTGAATGTGGTCGATCTGGGCCTGGAGTTCGATATCGCGGCATTGGCGCGTAACCCGGCCAACTATGATGCCAATCACAAGACGGCCCTGGCTGGCACTGATCGCTGGACCGATGATGCCTCTGACCCCAAAGCGGATATCGACGCCGCTCAGGAAATGATCCGTCGCTCGATCGGCCGGTACGCCAATACGCTGGAGCTTGGGCCGAGCGCATTCAATGCCGCCAAGAACCACCCGAAGATCAAAGAGCAGTTCAAATACACTTCGAAGGATTCGATCACGGCCGAGATGCTGGCCGCCTATTTCGACGTGGCACGCGTAATCGTGGGCAAGGCGGTGTATCTGCCCGAAAACGCCGACGAAGACACGCTGGCAACCGATGTCTGGGGCGATGACGCGATCCTTGCCTACGTTCCTATGGATGGCGGGAACTTCATGGTGCCGTCCTATGGCTACACCTACGAGCTGAATGGCTATCCGCAGGTGACCAAGCCGTATTTCGAAAACAGCAATGACAGCTGGATCTACCCGACCAAGACCGAGCGCCGTCCGTATCTGACGGGTGCCGAGGGTGGGTTCCTGATCCAGAACGCAGGCGATGCCAGCTAACCGCTGATCTGATCACGCGGAAAGCGGCTCAGGTCCGCTTTCCCTTTCTCAACGAGGAGAGACCTTTGGATACCCTTTATGACGTGACCCTGATTGGCCCGGCCAAGGTCAATGGCAAGCGCAAGAGCGTCGGAGACCCCGTGCAGGTTGCGGCAAATGACCTGCGCCTGTTGGTGAAGGCCAAGGCCGTCGCGCTGAGCGCGTTGGAAAAACTGGATGACCCGGAGGCTGCGGCCAAGCCCAGCAAAGAGGCCGAACTGGCCGGTCTGCAACAGGCGTATGAGGAGCTGGGCGAAGAGTGCGATGCGCTGAGCAAGGAAAACGCGCGCCTGACCGAGCAGGTCAGCGACTTGACGGCTCAGCTGGCTGAAGCTGAAGCGGACAAAACCAAACTGGCTGGCGAGATTGCGAAAGCGGACCAGGCGATCGAGGCGATGAAGGCAGAGCTTCCTGGTCCGGCCGAGGAAAAGGCCGCAGCGAAACCCACGGCCAAATCCTCGGCGAAACCCGCCGCCAAAACCACTGGCGGCAAACAGAGCGGCAGCGCCACCAAGGGCTGATGCACACCGCTGGGCGGCCCCCGTGTCGCCCAGACCCCCTCACTCCAGTTTTCGGAAATCCCTCATGTCCACTTCAAAACCCCATGCTGGTCTGCCCGTAGCGGGCTATGCCGCGCAAAAAGAAAATGCCGTCGCGAAGGTGAACGAGAGCAAGTATCTCGAAGAGCGCGTTTTGCGGTTCCTGGATGAGTTGGCTGCGGATGCCGAACTTGCTGCGGACCCGCGTTGGTTTGCGATCGGCCGGACCAGCATCGAGCAGGGGTTCATGGCGGTTAATCGGGCGGTGTTTAAGCCCGCCCGCGCCTGCCTGCCCGAAGAGGGGGCGCAGTAATGCCCTATGGCTCACTCCAGGACCTGATCGAGCGCGCCAGTGAAAACGAGCTGCGCCAGATCGCAGACCATGACAGGGACGGTATTGCCGACGCCGATGTCATTGCTGCGGCTCTGGAAGATGCCGAGAACCAGATCAATGGCTATGTCGGCACCCGCTACCAGGTCCCGCTTGATCCGGTCCCCGCCTTGGTGCGGACCTGGGCGGTTTCGATCGCCCGCTATGTCCTGCACCGCAACGGTGCCCCCGTGCACGTTGAGGCCGACTACAAGGATGCGATTTCTGCACTGAAAGATGTCGCGGCAAAACGGATCGCCCTGCCGGTTGCTGAAGGTGAGACCGCCCCGGCCGTGACAGGCGGTACGACCCTGGCGGCACATCCCGAACAGGTTTTCACATCCCAGAAACTGCGGGGGTGGAAGTGATGCTTACCGAGATATTCAATCATCTGTCAGGCAGTTTGCCCGGCGAGACCTGGGCAGGGGTCGAGATCGCTGAGGACATCGACGTCCTTAAGGAAATGGCGGGCACTGTCGAGGACGCCACCGTCATTATCATGCCCTGGGGGGAACGGGCTTCGCCCAACAGCCGGGCGACGGGTGGCGTTTTGCAGCGCGCCGAGCAGCGGTTCACCACGGGTATCGTGCAGCGCGATTTCTCGGGCCGTCTGGGGGCCGAGCGCGCGACCCGAACAGACAGCCTGAAGGGGGATATCGAAGCCGCTTTGCTTGGGTTTGAGATCCCCGGATTTGATGAGCCCTGCGAACTGATCGGTGGCGAGACCAGCCCAATATCGCGCGGTGTCAGCATCTACGTTCAAACCTGGGCCGCCGCCCGCTTCCTGACAGGAGAGTAACATGCACCAACTGCCCAAGATAGGCGGGCGCCACAAGCGTGATCCGAAAAAGGGTCACCTGAGCGTCCAGCAGAAGCCAACCCGCCCTGCAGACCCACCGTCACCAACCGGCGCAGCCGTTGTCGGGGCGGGAACGACAGAAACTGCCGCCTCTGAAACAGCGGCTGACACCAAGGGAGACAAAGCATGAGCATTCGTCGTTGGAACAAGCTGGCGTTCCTGCACAAGATCGAAGCTGTGTATGGCACGGATGTGAACCCGGCCGCAGCAGACGCGATCGTCGCGTCTAATATCACTTTCACTCCGATGCAGGCGGACGAAGAAGCCCGCGACCTGCTGCTGCCCTATCTGGGCAACCAGGGTGCAATCCTGACCGGCGAACATGGTCGCATCGAGTTCGATGTGGAGATCGCCGGGGCCGGAGCGGCTGGCGACATTCCCAAATATGGATCGCTGCTGCGGATTTGCGGTCTGGCGGAAACCGTGACGGCCGGCACTGATGTTACCTATTCGATTGTCGAAGACGGTGTTGAAAGCGGCACGATCTATTTCAACAGCGATGGGGTGCAGCATATTTTTGTGGGTGCGCAGGCCAATGTTCAGCCGGGCTTTACCGCCAAGCGCATTCCCAAGTTCCGCTTCAGCCTGACCGGTCTGCTGGGCACGGTGACCGACGCAATTCTGCCCGCTGTGACCGATGCGGGCTGGGTGACGCCGGTGGCGGTCAATAAGGCCAATACCACCATGAATCTGCATGGCTGGTCAGCGGTTGCGCAAAGCCTGTCGCTGGACCTGGGCAATGTGTTGACGCCGCGCTTTCTGATCGGCGAGGAAACGGTGCGCATCACCGATCGCAAATCGACCGGCACTGCCGTGGTGGATGCCAAATCGGTCGCGACTGTGGATTGGTTTGGCATCGCGCGTGCCCGTAGCCGTGGCGCTTTGAGCATCCAGCATGGCACCGCTGCTGGCAACATCATGGAGATCTCGGCACCCGCCGTGGAAATCGGCGCCCCCTCGCAAGGGCAGGAAAACAACATCGTCAATTATTCGCTGCCTTTGGGGCTGTGCCCCGCGAACGGGCGTGACGATCTGACGATCACGGTGCGTTGACGCCATTCCGTGGGGATTGATGAGCGCACTGTGAGGGGGCGCAACATTTCAAACCATCGCGCCGGGATGGCGGGCGTGGATGGTCAGGAGAAGTACCCGAGGGCCGCCGTCTGCGGCCCCAGCCATCACACAAACGGAATATGGAAAAGACGCTCATGAAATTCATCCTCGCCGATACCCCGCGCTACTGGTGGCCTGTCGTTGTCAAAATGCCGGACACGGACAATCCCGGCCAGTTTGTCGAGCTGAGCTTCAAGGTTCTATTTGAACCGCGTGACCAGGACGCAGAAGTTGCCGAGCGCGCCCGCGTCCTGGCCATTCTGGATGCCGAAGAGCAGCTGAAGGAAGACCGGATGTCCCTTGCGGCTGTCATCAAGGATTGGGACGAGATCGTGGACACCGACAAAACCCCCGTGCCCTTTACCGCCGCCAAGGTCGATCAGATGCTGCGCCAGCCCTGGGCGCGCATGGCGGTTTGGACCGCCTATCACGAAAGCATGGCGGGCGGGGCTCACTTGGGAAACTGAAGGACGCGGCCAGAGCCTGGGCAATGGCCCGGCTTGGCCGCTCTGACGATCGCGAGCCTGTCAGGATTGACGACGAAATCACCCGACAGTTTCGCGCGATGGGGGCAGAGGTGCCCGCGCAGGAGACATGTTCTGACAAGGATGCAGGAGGGTTCGAAGTGTTGCCATCAAACTGGAAAAGCGTCTGTGTCTTTCTGGCCTGCGAGACCCAGTGGCGGGTCGCTGCGGGCATGGCTGGGCTGATCTGGCTGGGGCTGGATTACCAGGGCGTTGACGTAGTTCTGAGGCACAGCGGCGCAGATGAGGCCGTTTTCGCGGACATTCAGGTCATGGAAGCGGAGGCTCTTGTGGTCTTTGGGGAGGCACAATCGTGACCGCACCGATTGATGTCCTGCTGAGCTTCCGGGCTGATGCCAGCCAGTCGATTGCCGAGATCGCCAAGGTCGAGGGGGCCATCCTTGGCCTGCACAAGAAGGCAGAAGACGCAAGCCGCCTGACAGTCCAGGGCGGGGCGAGCGGATTTTCGGGGTTTGCGTCTAAGGTCACCCGTGATCTGTCCCAGGCGACGAAAGCCAGCGCCGCTGCGGAGGCGGAACTGGCCAGCCTGACCGGGTCCGCGCGGGAAATTGCGGCGGCCTGGGGACAGGCCGGTGCCAGCTCGGACAGGTTCACAACCAGCCTGTCGGCACAGGTTGATGCCCTGATGAAAGTCAGTCGCGAGAACGAAGCCTGGCAAAATCAGCTCAACCAGGTGCGCGCGCAGTTCAATCCGATCTTTGCGGCGTCGCAGCAGTATGAGACCCAGTTGCGCCGTATTGCCGAGGCGCAGGAGCTGGGGGCAATTTCTGAGCGCGAAGCGGCTCAGGCACGGGCCAGTGCCGCGCAGATCATTGCGCCGATGAACAACCAACTGGCCGAGAATGCCCGGCTTGCGCGCGGTGCCGGGGCAGCGAATGCCTACTACCTGGCTCAGTTTAACGACATCGGCATGATGGCTTTGATGGGGCAAAACCCGGTGGTTCTGGCGCTGCAGCAGGGCCCGCAGATGAACCAGATGACGGCGCAGCTTGGCGGTGGTCAGGCGGCGTTTTCTGCGATGGCTGCCGGCGCGAAATCCATGCTCAACCCGATGAGCCTGGCGACGATAGGCATCATCGGCCTGGGCGCTGCGGGTGTTCAGGCTTTTGGCTCGATCACGCCGAAGGCAAAAAGCCTGCAGGAGGTGATGGGCGAACTGGAAAACACGGTTGACGCCTATGCGAAAAGCAGCGATCGCGCGCGGATGTCTGCGGCCGATCTGACGGCCGAGTTCGGATCGGCCTCGCAGATTGCCAAGGACCTGCTGACTGATATTGCCGCCTTGGATCGCCGGGCAGCGGCACGGTCGGCGACTGACAGCCTGAAGTCATTGGCATCCAGCCAGGGGGTTCGGTTTGGCGAAGAGGCTGACCTTGCCTCTTCTGCTTTGGGGACAATCCGGGATCGGTTCGGGCTGAGCCGGACTGAAAACAAGACGGCCATGGGGATCGAAAGTGCCATGCGGTGGGCTGCTGACGCGCAATCGCTGGAAAGCCAGATCAAGGCTTTGGAGGTTCTGCACAAGCGCGCCCAGGAGGCTGCCGAGAAGCACGGTGGCATCTCAAAGGACGAGGACGCCTTTATCTCTCAGGTTCAGACCCTCCTGGACCATTTGACCAAGCTGCAGGCCCAAGATGAAAACGCCAGCGGCAGGGCCGAGATTAAACTGGCGACTGCCGACTATGAAAAACAGGCGGAGCTGTCGCAGACCATTCTTCAGCATGGCGAAAACAGCCGCGCGGTCGAAGCGCTGCGCAATCAACAGGCGCGCGAGGCCCTAATGCTGCGCCTGGATGAATTGGACATCGAAGAGCAAAGCGCAGTGGGGCAGAAGGCCATTGCGGCGCTCGAAGCGCAACAGGCCGCCAAAGCGCGCGAGGCCGCCGCAGAGCGCGCCCGCCTTGTCCAGGACAACATGACCAAGTTGAACCAGGAACTGGGGATCGCAGAAGCGATCCTGCGCCATGGTGAGGGGCATGTGAAAGTCGAGCAGTTGCGCACGGAACACGCCAAGAACGCCCTGCGGACCAGGCTGAAAGAGGCCGGGGTTGCGCATGACCAGATCGAGAAGGCCGTCCGACTGCTGACGCTGGAGCGGGAACGCCGTCGCGAAGTAGAGGCGGTTCGGGCGAAAAAGCAGGCGTCTGACATGCTGGGTGACTTACAGCGCGAAGCGCAGATCGCCCAGGCCATTCTGAAGCATGGCCGCGAAAGCCTGCAGGTCAAGCGTCTGCAGATACAGGCCGCGCGCGAAGAATTCGAGCTGCAGCTAAAATCCCTGAAGGTCTCTGAGGCAACCAAGGGTATGTTGCGCAGCCAATGGGAGGCCACTCACGGTCAGAACAGCGCCGATCCCTTTGGCCGGGCAACTGCTGCTCAGCAGATTCTGAAAAACCAGACCGCGAGTATCGAGCGGCTGAAACTGGAGGTCGCGCTAGTCGGTCAAAGCGAGACGGCGCGGCGGCGTGTCTTGGCGCTCTATGAGGCCGAGGTGGCGATCCTCGAACGTGGAATTGATGCGGGCAGCTCCTATGCTGATCAGATTCGCGAGCAGGCGGTCGCGTCTGAAGAGCTGCGCGCCGAGCTGGCCCGCCAGGCTCAATCTTGGGATGGTGTTCACTCGGCCGCGGAAGGCGCGATTGACGGCGCGACCGACGCTTTGCTGGACGGGGATTTGTCCGGCGCTCTGGGCAGCTTTGGGGACGAGATCAAGGGGCTCTTTGCAGAGCTTGCGATCAAGAACCCCCTGAAAAACGCCATTCTGGGGACGAACTACGGCACCTTGAGTGACGTTGGCGGCCTGCAAGGAATTTGGGGGCGGCTGACCGGCCGGGCCGATCCAAATGAGATCACGGGGCTGAAGGCAAACGCCATGACGGCAGCGGCAATGTCGATCACCACCCCCTTGGTGACGCTAAACGCAGGTGCAGTTTCTGGACCGTCTGCGGGCCTTGGTGGTGCTGGTATGGGCGCGCGCGCCGGGTTGATGGGATCGAGCGCGATCCAGCAACAAGTCTGGGATTTTTACTCGGCCAAAGGGCTCGCGCCCCACCAGGTCGCCGCGATCGTTGGTAACGTCTCGGCCGAGAGCGGTTTCAACCCGCTGGCGGTGGGCGATGGGGGAAATGCGTTCGGCCTGTTTCAGCACAATGATCGGGCGGGCAAGCTGTTTGAGTTTATCGGTGGTCGGCAGAACCTGGGCAACGTGCAGGCTCAGCTGGAGTTCGCCTGGCAAGAGCTGCTGACCTCCGAGAATGGGGTGCTGAAGCGCTTGATGGCCTCCGAGAATGTCTACGAGGCGAACCAGGCCTTTATCGGGTTCGAGCGCCCCTCAGGGTGGAGCCCCGGCAATCCACAGGGCGGTCTGGGTTGGGACCAGCGCTTAGCTGCCGCTGAGGCGGCCATGGCCAAGTTCACTGCAACGACTGGGACGGCGTCACAGGGCCTGGGAACTTTGGGTTCGGGGTTCGATACCTTCGGGCAAGCCTTGATGCAGAATTTGTCAGGAGGTAGCGGAAGCGGCTCTTTCCTAACAAGCCTTTTGGGTGCGGCATTCAAGGCGTTCAAAGTTCCGGGGTTTGCCAAAGGTGGCAATCATTCTGGAGGCGTCAGGGTCGTCGGGGAAGAAGGTCCCGAGCTTGAATATACCGGCCCAAGCACGATCATTCCCGCCGATTTGACCCGTCAGATACTGACCGCTCGTCAGGGGCCAATGATGACGGCCGCCCCCGCAAACATCACCTTTGCCCCGGTCATTGCGCCGATCAACAACAGCTCGGCGGCGCTGGATATGCATATTCAGGAAAGCACCGATGCGCGCGGTCAGCGGCGCTATGATCTGGTCCTGTCCGATGCGGTGGCGACCGGCACCGGTGCGCGCGGTGGGAAGGCAGCCAAGGTCATGGGCAGCCGCTATGGTCTCAAACAGAGGGGGATCGATCGCGGATGATTGCTACCTGGCCCGATACCCTCCCGCGCCCTGAGCGCAAGACCTGGAATGCCCAGCCCCAGGACGCGCGGCGCAAGCGCCAGCACGAAACCGGCCCTCCGGGCTATCGTCGCCGCTTTTCGTCGGTGGCTGAGTTTGTCACCCTGTCCGTTGTTCTGACGCGGGCGGAAAAGGCCGTATTCGACCAGTTCTATCGGCTGGAATGCGCACAAGGCGCGCATCTCTTCTGGATGCCGGACCCGGCCACCGATGGCTGGGCGCTCCTCGATGGCGACGGGCAGCCCTTGCTGGTGGATGACAGCACCCCGCTGCTGATCTCGGCCACATGGCTCTGTGCCTGGGGCGATGAGCCGCCGCAGGAAAGCATCGCGGGGCAAGTCGAGTTTCGCAAAACATTCTCCGTGGTGGTGATGCCATGAGCCGCAGAATTTCCCTGAACGCGCGGCAGGCGCATGACGATCAGTCCTCGGCCCAGATCGAGGTGGTGCTGTTTGAGATCACCCATCCGGCCCTTGAGGCACCCATTCGGCTGTCGACCGACAAC